TGAAAAGGCTTTACGTGACTTTACAACTAACCTTAATAAACAAGCAGGCGATCAAAAGATTGATCCTGTAATTGGTCGTGCAGAAGAACTTGAAGGCATTGCACTTGCATTAGGTAGACGTAGTAAAAATAATGTACTACTTGTTGGTGATCCTGGTGTAGGTAAAACTGCTATTGCTGAAGGACTTGCATTTAATATTGTTAATAAAGCAGTACCAGAGTTTTTACAAGAGTATTCAGTATACAACTTAGACATTAGTGCTATGTTGGCAGGTTCTAAATACAGAGGTGACTTTGAAGAACGTTTTAAACTTGTAATGAGTGCAATTAAAAAGCAAGGTAAAACTATTGTGTTTATCGATGAAGCACACATGATGAATGGTGCCGGTAATGCAGGGTCAGGTGGTTCAAACGACTTGGCTAATATGTTAAAGCCTGCATTAGGTAAAGGCGATATTAAAGTTGTAGCAAGTACTACATGGGAAGAATATAGAAAATACTTTGAAAAGGATCGTGCATTAATGCGTAGGTTCCAAAGAATAAGTGTTTCAGAACCTGATAAAGGTGTAACTACAGAAATTTTACAAGGTATTAAAAAGTATTACGAAGAGTTTCATAAAGTTAATATTACTGATGAAGCAATTGACGAATCAATTAAGTTAAGTGTAAAATATATGGCTGATAGAAAACTACCAGACAAAGCAATTGACTTATTAGACTTGGCTTGTTCACGTTTTAACTTAAAAGAAGTTACTGAACGTGTTGTAGGTAAAGAAGAAGTACAGTTTGAACTTGCTAAAGCAGTTAAACTACCTCCAGAACAAGTACAACAGAAAGAAACAAGCAATCTTGCTAACTTAGATAGCAATCTTAAAAAGCAAGTGTACGGACAAGACTCTGCAATAGAAGAAATTGTAGATAAGATTCTTGTTGCACAGGCAGGACTTAAACAAGAGAATAAACCAATTGGTTCGTTTGTGTTTATGGGTCCAACTGGTGTAGGTAAAACAGAAACAGCAAAACAACTTGCAAATGAATTAAGTGTTGAACTTGTAAGATTTGATATGTCAGAGTATCAAGAGAAGCATAGTGTTGCAAAACTAATTGGATCGCCTCCAGGATATGTAGGTTATGAAGATAGTGCAGGACTATTGATTACTAAATTACAAGAACACCCTAATTGTGTATTACTGTTAGATGAAATTGAGAAAGCACACCCAGATGTTTCACAGATTTTATTACAGTTAATGGACAACGGAAAAGTTACAGGTAGCAACGGTAAGGAAGCCGACGCAAAAAATGCCATTCTCATTCTAACAACCAATCTTGGTGCAGAACAGGCAGAGAAAAATGCGATCGGCTTCAATGAAGATATGGAAATGGATTACGAAGATACTGAACTTAAGAAGTTCTTTGCTCCAGAGTTCCGTAATAGACTTGATGGCGTTGTAGCATTTGGCAAACTTGAGAAGAACGTGATGATTAAAATTGTTGGTAAGTTCCTTGTAGAACTTAAAGCAATGCTAACAGATAAAAACGTTACTGTTGAGATTACAAATGATGCTATTGACTACCTTGTTGATGTAGGATTTGATAGCAAAATGGGTGCAAGACCATTACAAAGAACTATTGATAAAGAAATCAAGAAGGATCTAAGTAAACTATTACTGTTTGGTGCCTTAAAAACAGGCGGACATGTTGTTATCGATATCAAAGATAATGCTATAGTACTTGTTACGGATAAAGCAACTAAACCCGTAACTGTTGATGCATAAGCCTTTAGATAAATACATGTATGCCAAGCAATAGCGAAACAATTTTATCAGCAAATACCCATCCAGGAGATAGTACTGTTGTGACCGTTACAGGTACTGACCACAAAGGTGATGGATATTACGGTCGTGCAGATGGTTTGCACACTGTACAATACAACTTTGCAGGTCTTACAGGTACAATTACTATCCAAGCCTCACTTGCAACTACACCTACAGAAAGCGATTGGTTTGAAGTACACTCATACACAGCCGCGGAAGAGACTGCTAATAAATTTGCTAACTTTACAGGTAATTATGTTTGGGTTAGAGCAAAACTTGTGTACACAGATGGTACAGTAAATAGTATCATGTTGAATCATTAGGAGTTATTATGGAAAGTATTAGTATTATATGGCCTAACAAAGAAGAAGATGTTGATGCTATTGTTGCCGAGCAAGTGCTAAACTGTACAGGCGAAGCACTTAATGAATCAGAAACGCATTATGAGGTTATAGAGACCGATAAAGGCGAAACAGTGCTTACTATTGACACGCATAACAAACTAAACGAAGCACAAAGCAACGAAATCGCTGAAAATATAGCCAATAAACTATTCGATATGGGCTTCTCCAAGTTCGATATTGAAATCTCTGTATAAACTTTTAGTAGACAATCTGTGATAAATACTTTATATTAGCAGTATAAAGGTTATTATCATTATGAAAACATTTCAAGAATATTTAAAAGAAGCGGGTTTCCGTGAAGGTAGTGACGCAATTATCTTCAAGGGTAAAGAAATAGATACAGATACTATCGAGTACGATATGCAAGATTATAGTGATATGATCTTTGTTATAGATATTGGCGTTAAGTACACAGATGGTACAGAAGTAGAAGATGGAGATATGGACGAGTTACAGGAACTTCCTGAAATAGTTGATTGGGTCTCTGATGATTACAATGACAGAATGGCCGACAAAGCAGACGCTTATAGAGATGCTGTCAAACACGGTGATTTTGAATCTACCAATGAAGATACTAACAACGAGTTACTTGGCGATCTTGAAAGTGGTTTAGAAAATGCAAAAGCAGGCAATGATATGTCAGACTTTATAGCAGACGAAATAGGTGATTATATCCGAGCAGGTATTGAAGACATGGGTGAAGAGGCTTGGCAAGATTCTATAGAAGGAAAAGCACTTGCAGAATTAGATCCTGTAGACTCACCAGAAGAACAAGCAAAGGCATTTCAAAATGCTATTAATGTTTTAAAAGGTGGAAATGAATCAACAGTAGAAGATACAGGTGCATTAGATAAATTTAGAGAATTATATATAAAAGGTATTGGCTCAGATGATGCTGAATTTGTTTTAAGAGAATTAATTGAAGTAATTAATGATGATGCTTTATGGTCAGATGATTTTCCAAAACTTAAATCTTTCGTAAGTAAATCAGAGTTTAACGACTCAGAGGTAGTAACAGCAAAAGATGTACCTGGAAATAGTGCTGATGAAAAAATTGAAACGCTTACAAATGCTATTGATGACAAAGCATGGATGGACGAGTTTGCTGAACACTTAATGAAAAAGAACTCTATGACTGATAGTGTAGAACTTAATAGAATAAAACAACTTTCTGGTGCATCTACTGATACAAGTCTTGACGAAACATATGATGACGATGATGACTTCTACGAAGCATACGGTGAGATGTGGTGGAACGAAGATGACGATCCAATAGACGAAGCAGAATATCAAGGACGTAAAGTTAAACTTGGCAAACCTATGGCAGGTGATGTTAAGAAATTTAAAGTATATGTCAAAGATCCTAAAACAGGAAATGTTAAAAAGGTTAACTTTGGACACGGCGGTAGCAGTGTAAAAGGTAAATCAATGCGTATTAGAAAAAACAATCCAGGCGCAAGAAAGAGTTTTAGAGCAAGACATAATTGTGATAATCCAGGACCAAGAACAAAAGCACGTTACTGGTCATGCAGGAAGTGGTAATATGAACTTAGACGATTTATCAATTGGTGCAAACAAATACGACAAGCCATCTTATGATGTGCCTACAGATTTAATTGTATTCATGAGAGATGACCCAATGTTTTATAGAAAAGAATACTATCCAACAATGTGTGGTTGTCAAAACTGTTACAACAACGGCGACAAAGATAAGAGCATGAAATTATTAATGCCTATGATTGACAAGGCTGTTAGCGGTTATACTAAAAAATACGACTTACCATATGAAGAAAATGATCTTGTACCAATGGACGAGAGAAAAGAAATCGCACAAAGAATTTACGAGGAAGAAGTAAATCATTTCAAAGAAGGCGAGTACTAATGTTTTTAAGGGAACTTTTTGAAGGCCCGGGGAAAGAAGCAAGTTTTGCATTAGGCAGAATGAATCCCGCACACAGAGGACATGGTCTTCTTGTAGAGGCTATCAAACAAGGTCCTGGTGATGCATTTTTATTTTTAACAGATAGAGCCGCAAAAGTTCCTACAGACCCTTTAAGTCCACAAGAAAAATTAGATTGGGCACAAAAAAGTTTTCCAGATATTACTATAGCACTTGCAAAAAATATTTTTCCTGTTGCTGTAGATTTACACAATAGAGGTTACACTGACATAACAATATTTGAAGGCGAAGACAAACTACGCCCATTGTTACAAAAGTATAACGGCACAGAAGCCGCACATGGTTTCTTTGAATTTCAAAGCATTAATCAAAAGAAACTTTCACGTGATGCTGATGCAGATGATGCCAGTGGTGCAAGTGCAACAAAATTAAGACAAGCGGCAATGGACGGCGACTTTGAAACTTTTGAAGATAATGTTTCAGATGCGGCTAAACCATATGCTAAAAAGATGTTTGAAAAATTACAAGGCATCTTAGGCAGTAAACAAGAAGAAAATATTAACGAAGCGGCACCACTTGTTATAATAGGTCTTGGAAGATTTCTTTTATGGGCATGGAAGAATAAAAAATGGCTTATGCAATTATTTGCTGTAGGTGGCGTTGGTATCGGCATAAACGAGTTAATTAAAATGATTGAACCATATAAACATCTAATTCTTGGAGTATTAGCAATTCTTGGATTAGCATGGAGTTACAAAAAATATGCACCACTTATTAGTTTAGTATTTGCTGGTGGAGATGTACTTTATGATAAACTTAAGAATACAAAGTCAGAAGAAGAAGCAAAAGAAGTTATTGAAAATCATAATTTTGACAAAAAATTGTTTAACGATTTAATGGCAGAACTTGAAGGTATGGAACAACTTAAGGCGAAGGCATAATGTACGATAGCATAGACGAACTTAAAAAACTTGCAGGTGTAAACGAGTGGAATGGTTATTCGCCATACAAACTTGATGAGAACCCAAGTGTTACTGCTACGGCATTAAAAGCAAAAGAAAAGAAATTAGGATTAAAGCCTGGCGATGCTGAATGGTTTAAACTTTGGTTTAGTCAACCTTTCATGACTGGCACACCAACGTTTAGAGGACGTAAAAAATGAGATTCGTTGATATAAAAGAAAACGGCGGTCGTGTTGTAAAAGGTGTTAACACTACACCCGATGTTGGCGTTGATGCTATTAAGAAACAAGCGGCCAAGTTTGGAAACAAAGTAGACAAAGACGGTCGTCCACCTACACTATCTAAAAAAGTAAAAGGTTCTAAAACAAACGTACTGTTTAATTTAGGAATGGCTGAAAGTGTTGAAGAACGTTCATTATCTAAAGGCGAAGAAAAGAAAAAAGAAAAGTATGTAAAAGGTATGAAGAAGTCTAAAGGCGACTTTAAAGACCGTTACGGCAAAGATGCTGAAGCAGTTATGTATGCAACAGCAACTAAGATGGCAAAGGAAGGTCAAGTACACGAACTACAAGCAGATGAATTATCAGAAGCAAGTGAAATATACATTGACATGGACGGTGTGCTTGTTGACTTCTTTGGCGAGTGGACTAAAATGCAAGGCGTTAAAGATTGGAAACAAATTAAAAACGTTGGCAAAGCATTACAAGACATTAGAGATACAGAAGATTTTTGGCTTAAACTAAAGCCTACACCTAACGCAGATAAACTGTTAGGATTAGTAAAAGAAATTAGAGGCGAGTACAATATTTTAAGTGCTCCTCTTGCAGATGATCCAAGAGCAGAACCACACAAGCGTGAATGGATTGAAAAGAACTTAACTGCGTTTCCTCCTAAGAAGGTTATTATTACAACAGACAAAGCCAAGTATGCTACTTCAACAGGTGGTACACCTAACATACTAATTGATGACTTTGGACAAAACGTTGCTAAATGGGAAGCGGCAGGTGGTGTTGGATTTAAACACAAAGATCATAAGTTTGAAAGAACTGCTAAAGAATTAAAAGCACACATGAATAAGCCTGTAGATGAAGAACAAGTTTCAGAGTTGGTAGTACAACAACAAAGACCAAAACTTGATGTAATCTATAACATTGCTGATCGTAAAGATGGAAAACCTTTTCCATTAAGTTACAAAGATACTGGCGGTGCAAGTACAGGCGGAACAGTTAGTCTTACACCAAAGCAGGCACGTAAGTTTATTGACTTCTATGAAAAACGTGCTAAAGATGAACAAGAACTTATGCAAAAAGCATTAACAAGTGTTAACAATGCAAAAGGATTGTTTAACAACTTAGGTATACAAGTTGACATTACTTTGCCTAACAATCCAGATGCTGACATACCACAAAGTCCAATAGACAAATTAAAAAAGAATTTAGACAAAGATACAAACGAAGGTGATCTTATTCCGTTACCAAAGAACAGTGTATCAGTAGATAGTGATGCAACAGACTATGACTTTATGAAGTTAGGTCGTAACATGGCTAACATAAAAACTACAAATCCAGATGATGCCAATATGGGCGATCAAGATATTATGTTAAACTTCTTTGGTGGAGCAGATGAAGCAAAACATATGATCAGTAACTTAAAACGTTTAGGATACAAGGTAGGTGACGTAAGTGGATATCAAGATCATAACTTTGACCCAGAGCCTACAGACGGACAAGCACCACCACAAATCAAAGGCAAAGATGTAGATGGTAAAAAAGGTATGATGAAGTTATCAAACATGAAGCCTGTACAAAAGGAAAGAGATTTCATTAAACTTACAAAACAATACAAAAAAGTACGTGAAGATACATACGAACCAATCGTAGTAGATCGTAGAGGCAGAATAGTAAATGGACATCATAGATATGATGCTCTTGCTACACAAGGTAAAGAAATGGCTCGTGTTGTTATGCTTGACGACTATGTACAAAACTTACATGAAAAAAGATTAAGCAAGGGTAAAGATGACGAAGGTGAAGTAATTAAGGGTTTTGATCCTGAAACAATGCAGGCGTTAGCAGATCTTAGAGCAAAGTATCCACATGCAAGTGATCCTTTAGATGCATTACTTAAATCAGTTGTTGATACTGATCAAGATAACGATAAAGTAGATGATGAACAAAACGATAAACTTAAAACAGTACTAAAAAAGTTTAAAGAACTTGAACCAAAAATTGATGCACTAAATGCCAGACTTGCTGGTGTTGAAGTACAAGCAAATGACTTTATTAAAAAGAACACTACAGATAAAAAATTCTTAAAGAAAAAAGATAAAAGTTTAATTAAAAGATGAGAGTATTAGAAATAGTTGAAAACTTTGCTGATGGCAAAAAGAAGGGCAAAAGTAGGCCCGGAAGAGTCAAAAAATCGGGTGCAAGTTGTAATGGTAGCGTAACATCATTGCGTAAGAAGGCTAAAAACGCATCTGGAGAGAAGGCTAAGATGTATCATTGGTGCGCCAACATGAAGGGCGGACGAAAGAAAAAAGGTAAATAGTAGTATGAAACTGAGAGAAATTACAGAATCAACAGTAGTAACTGAAAATCCGTTAACCGCTGTGAAAACAGGTGCTCAGAAGGCGGCAGGTGCAGTTAAGTCGGCGGCTGGCAAAGTAGCACAAAAAGGTGCTGATATGGCCGTAGGTGCAGTAGCAGGCGCTACAGGAGCATCTAAAGGTGATGTTAAAGCGGCGGCACAACAACAAGGTGGCGTTGCAGGTAAAGTTGCTGGTATGGCTTCCGGCGGTGATAAACAGGCGGCGGCAAAGACTGCTCAAGGTTCTAAGATGGCGGCAAACGCTATGGGAGCAAAAGGCGGATCAGGCGCAATGATGGCAAAGGGTTTAGATAAACTTGCATCAGGTGGCGCAATGACAGGTGCACTTTCTAAACAGATTGCTCCATTTGCAAAACAGTTAACTACTATTTTAGGTAATCAACAACTAAGACAAAAATTTATGATGCTTGTTAAACAAGCAGAAAAAGGTGCGGCTCCGGCAGAAGATGTTGCACAAGAAGACATGGCTAAAAACAAAGATGATTACCAAGCAAAGAAAAAAGCACTACAAGATATCCAAATGGATCCTAACACGCACAAAGACGATGAACTTAAAAAAGAGTTAATGAAAAAGAAGTACGAGTTAGACAAAGAAGGAAAAGATAAAGGATACAAAGAAGATGCTGAAGTAGATGCTATTAAGCAACTTGCAGGTATAGTTTCTAAAGCAAGTACTCCACAAACAGCATACTCAGAAGAATTAAAAAAACTTGCAGGTATTAACGAATTTGCAACAGCAGGAGCAACTTCCGCTGGTAATATTGCATCAGTAGCCAACCCTGCTCAAGCAAAAGGTCAAAGACCTAAAGACTCAAAAGGATTACCTAAAGCACCACAGAAGAAAAAGGCAGACGGTACAGCAGAAAACGCTCTTGATATCAAAGATAATTTGATGGGCGGAGCAACAGTTAGAAGGTAAATACTATTATGAAAGCAAAACAACTTAAAGAAGGTTTAGCAGATTTAGCCTACAAGGCTGAATCAGATCACGAAGTGCAAATGGCACGTGCAGAACTATACAAGATTGCCAAGTATGCAATTAAGATGCACGAGATGCTTAAAGGCGTAGAAGAGCGTGAAGGACTTGAAGGTTGGGTGCAATCAAAAATTACTAAAGCCGCAGACTATATGGGTTCAGTTTATCACCATATGGACTACGAGCAAAAGTTTGACGAAGTTCAAGAAGCAAAACAAACTACAGAAAAATACAATCACGATCGTGGTAGCAAAAAGAAAAAAGAAGACGTTGCTAAAGAAGGCAAAATGCCACAAGCGGCTATTGACGCATTAGCAAAGAAGAATGGTAAAGATACTAAAGACGAAAAGAAAAAAGATTACAAAGAATCTTTAGCACAAGTACTTGAAAGCAAACTTGCTGAAAAGTCTAACTGTTCAGAATGTGGTAATCCAAGTTACACTACACTCCCAGAAGAAAAGCAAAAAGGCGTTGACGGCAAGGTATGCTGGAAAGGCTACAAGCGAATGGGTACAAAGAAAAAAGGTGGTAAAACTGTGGACAACTGCGTTAAGATGTAGTTCACTAAACTACCTTCCACTCTAACACTTTCATATAAATACTCAGTAACAAATTTAACAGAGGATCCATATGGCTTTCTTAGTACATAACCTACCACCTGTAGAAGTATATGTTAAAAAAGAGTATCTATATGATCACCAGAAGGGCCACGGAGAACTTACTCCAGGTGTATGGATCTCAATAAGAAGCATTCAATCCAAAGCATTATATTTTGAAACACTGCTAACAGAGTATGGAGCATTGTATGACAAACTTCCTATCTCAGCATTTGTATGGAAAGAAGATTTCAATCCAGAAGATCAACTTCCTTTAGACACATTACAAATATGGGATTGTTTTGATTACGACATTACACTAATTAAAAAACCTTTACTATGCGATTGTGAGTTTTTTGGCAAGGACAGAAAGATGCACAAAGGCGAATATATGTTTACACTTGATACGTGTCATGCACAACACTCAACACTTGATATTAATTTTAGCGAACACGATCCAGAGCATAAGACGTTTAATGTTATTAAATTAGACAACGGACAGTTTGCCGCACAACCAAATAATAGAACTGTATTCACAGACCAAAGCCTTGTAAATCCAAACAGACTAACACCAGACTTCAAAGTATGTACTCAAAACTACACAGTTGAAAACACACCAAAATGGTCAGTAGGACACACTGACGATTGGGCATACAAATCAAAAGACGAAACTTTGGACACGTAGTCACATTAACAGTTGACTTCTGTATCTAACGAATATATAATATAAAACATAATTTAAACTTAGGAGATGATTTATGTCAGACAGAACTTATGGTGGTGACGAAAAAGCCAAACTTGAAAGATTGGTAAATGAAGGTGCTACTGTTCTTAGAGAAGTCGAAGACTTGCAAGAAGGTCTAAGAGAAACTGTAAAAGCAGTTGCTCAAGAATTAGACATTAAGCCTGCATTGATCAACAAGGCAATTAAGATTGCACACAAACAAGATTGGCATAAAGTTGCTGATGAATTTGATGATCTTGAAACACTTGTTGTCACAGTCGGCAAAGACAAGTAATGCAAAAGATAAAAGACTTTTGGATTAACAGTTACAAATCAGATAAGATTGCATTTTCATTCGAACTTGTCAGTTTTATTTTTACAGTCGGCGCAAGTATGACGCTGGCAATAACAGCCAAAGAACCTAATATGTTATTAGTTTATCCTGCATTTTTTGTTGGTAGTACAACACAATGCTATGCATCTTATCGTAGAGGTGCCGCTTGGGTAATGTTAATAACAGGTTGGTTCGTATGCGTTAATATATTTGGATACGGAGTAGCCGCAGGTTGGTACTAATGGTATTAGAAGAAGATAAAAAACGAATTGATGATTGGTTAGAGATACACCTTAAAGAATTATCTCAACCAACAGATGGCTCAGTGGCAAGATGTCCTTGGGCATACAGTTCGAAAGTACCAGTAATTCACACAGACCAATATATGGATATCATGAAGCACATGATTAACTTTCCTTATGAAGATAACTTACACGGATTGTTAATTGTATTGCATGGAGTTCAAGATAGAAATGAAGGACAAGATTTAATTGGTTTGTGTAAAACACAATACTTTGTAGACAGGGATTTGTTGTTTATTGAATATAATTATGATCATTATAAAAATGAACTAAACGATCCAACAATTAGGCTATTCATTATACAAAAGATTACAGAAACTAAAAAGGCAAGCGAAAAACTATACCAAACGGATTATTACAAAACATATCCGCATAATATGATATTCAGAAAGATACGAGAAGCAATGGGTGACAAACACTTTTTTGAAGAACCTAAGGAGTCAAAATATTGAAATATATGGTTGACATCGACGGGACTATATGTTATACTGTTAACAGTAATTATGAAAATAGTGTTCCCAATAAAGAGCGAATTAAGTATTTTAATGAACTTTTGGCACAAGGCAATGAGGTACACTATTGGACTGCTCGGGGTGCAAACTCGCACAAAGATTGGTCACAGTTTACAGTTAGGCAATTAGAAGAGTGGGGAGTAGAATATACAAGTGTTAGATTTCACAAACCACACTACGATATTTGGATAGATGACAAGGCACAAAACGCAGATGAGTACTTTAGAAACAAACGATATACAGGTTAAACCATATCAATGGTTAGCATGGACAGGGACAACAGTATTATTGATAGCCGCAACAATGGCCGCTTTCAATATGTATCCTTGGTATAGTTACGCATTTACTATTGCAAATAGTATTTGGGTACTTGTTGGAGTACTTTGGAAAGAAAAGTCGTTGATTATTTTAAACGCAGGACTTACAATAATATATATTGCAGGTCTTATACAAGATGGTTTTTTCGGCCAATAAACGAAACAATTGGTATATGTCCGCCGCAAAGGACAAGAGGAGAATGAATGAGTTATGTAGACGCACACTTTGATCGCAACGCAGATATTATTCGTGTTGTAGAACGAAAAGACGGCAAACGTCAGTTTGCTGAATACCCTGTAAAATATACTTTCTATTATGAAGATCAACGAGGTAAGTACAGAAGTATTTACGGTGATCCATTAAGTAGAATTGTATCCAAGAATACAAAAGACTTTCGTAAAGAACAAGCAATTAATAAAAACAAGAAATTGTTTGAAAGCGATATTAATCCTATCTTTCAATGTTTAAGTGAAAACTATCTTAATCAAGATGCTCCTAAACTAAACGTAGCATTTTTTGATATTGAGACAGACTATGATCCAGAGCGAGGCTTCGCTGATCCAAGTGATCCGTTTATGCCTATTACTGCTATTTCCGTACACCTACAGTGGCTTGATACACTTGTAACACTTGCAGTACCGCCTAAGACACTTACAATGGAAGAAGCACAAGAGCAATGTAAAGAATTCCCTAACACACACTTGTTTGCAGATGAAAGAGATATGTTAAAAACATTCCTTGATCTAATACAAGACAGTGATATTATTACAGGTTGGAACAGTGAAGGTTATGATATTCCATATACTGTTAACCGTGTAGCAAAAGTATTAAGCAAAGATGACACAAGACGTTTTTGTTTGTTTGATCAGTTTCCTAAGAAAAGAGAATATGAAAAGTTTGGTAGACAACAAGAAACCTATGACCTAATAGGTAGAGTGCATTTAGATAGTTTGGAATTATATCGTAAATATACGTATGAAGAAAGACACACTTACAGACTTGATGCCATTGGTGAAATGGAAGTTGGCGAAACGAAAACTGTGTACGAAGGTACACTCGATGCCCTTTATAACAATGACTTCAGAACGTTCATTGAGTACAACAGACAAGACGTTGCACTACTGGACAAGTTGGACAAAAAACTAAGGTTTATTGATCTTAGTAACGAACTTGCTCATGCAAATACTGTTTTGCTACAGACCACTATGGGTGCTGTCGCAGTTACAGAACAAGCAATTATTAATGAAGCACACAGACGTGGACAACAAGTTCCTAATAGAATAAAACGTGAGCCAGGCTCAGAGCCAGCGGCGGGTGCCTATGTTGCATATCCTAAGGTAGGCGTACATGAATGGATTGGATCAATGGACTTGAATTCACTGTATCCATCTGTTATTAGAAGTTTGAATATGGATCCAGCAACTGTTATAGGACAACTTCGTCCAGAACACACTAACAAATATGTTGGTGAACAAATGGGTCTAAAGAAAAAGAGTTTTGCCGCGGCATGGGAAGGTAGATTCGGTACTATCGAGTTTGATGCTGTCATGGAAAAACGTAGAGACATCAGCATTACAGTTGACTGGGAGAATGGCGAGTCAGACGTAATGAGTGGTGCACAAATACATGAAGTTATCTTTAATAGCAACAAGCCGTGGATGATCAGTGCTAACGGTACAATCTTTACAACAGAGTTTGAAGGTGTTATTCCTGGACTACTTAAACGTTGGTACAGTGAACGTAAAGAAATGCAGGCTATGAAGAAAAAGGCATTGGCCGCAGAGAACAAAGCAGAAATAGAATTTTGGGATAAAAGACAACTTGTTAAGAAGATTAACCTAAATAGTTTATATGGTGCTATTCTTAATCCTGGTTGTAGATTCTTTGATGGACGTATTGGTCAAAGTACAACACTAACAGGTAGACAAATTGTTAAACACATGAGTGCAGAAGTAAACAAAGTTATTACAGGTGAATACAATTACGTAGGTAAGAGTATAATTTACGGAGACACAGACTCTGTGTACTTTAGTGCATATCCAATACTAAAAGACGAAATAGATAAAGGTAGTATTCCTTGGACTAAAGAAAGTGTAGTACAACTATATGAACAAGTTTGTGATGAAGCAAACAAATCATTTGGTAAGTTTATGTTAGATACTTTCCATTGTCCAAAGAGCAGATCAGATGTTATCGCGGCAGGTAGAGAGATTGTTGGCGAAAGCGGATTGTTTATTACAAAGAAACGTTATGCAATTCTTGTGTATGATGATGAAGGTACAAGACGTGATGTAGATGGTAAGCCAGGCAAAGTAAAAGCAATGGGTCTTGATCTAAAACGTTCTGATACTCCTGTGTTTATGCAAGACTTCTTGAGCGAAGTACTGCTTAAAGTATTACAAAAAGGCACAGAAGATGAAATACTTGACAGCATTGCAGAATTTAGAACAGACTTTAAGAGTCGTCCAGGACATGAAAAAGGTAGTCCGAAACGTGCAAACAAGATTGGACATTATCAGAAACTTGAACAGAAACAAGGCAAAGCAAATATGCCCGGACACGTTCGAGCAAGTATTAACTGGAACACATTAAAACGTATGAACAGTGACAAATACAGTCAAGAGATTGTAGATGGTATGAAAGTTATTGTTTGTAAACTAAAACAGAATCCAATGGGTTATACAAGTGTAGCATATCCTGTAGATGAATTACACTTGCCAGAATGGTTTAAGGAACTACCATTCGATGGTGATGCTATGGAAGAAACAATCATTGATAACAAGTTGGGTAACTTGATTGGTCCGCTAAACTATGACTTAGAAAGTACAAAACAAAAGAATACATTTAACAACTTGTTTGACTTTGGAGGTGAAGAATAATGGCAACACATGGAATGATAGATTTAGAAACACTTGGTGTAGAACCAGATAGTGTAATCATAACACTTGGCGCAGTTAAGTTTGATCCTACAACTAATGCAGAGCCACATCAACCTTTGTATCTAAGACTTGACATAGAAGAACAAAGTGAAAAGTATGGACGTACAATAGATGACAATACACTTGAATGGTGGGGCAAACAAAAGCCTGAAATACGTGATGAAGCATTTGGTGACCATGAAAGAGTAAACATGGACACACTAACAAAGCAATTAAACAAATGGTGTGTAGGACTTGATTACTTATGGTGTCAAGGTCCTTTATTTGATTATGCAATACTACAAAACTTGTATAAAAATATTGGTAAGCCTACTCCATGGAACTATTGGCAAATTAGAGATAGCAGAACATTGTTTGCACTTATGCCAAGTGATCCACGTAAAGCAATACAAGAAGAATTGCACAATGCACTTGCTGACTGTTATTATCAAGCAAAGTGTGTACAACAAACTTATAAGCATTTTAATATTACGAAAGCAAGGTAATGGCTACTACAGAAGAAAAACAAGAACTTATTGAAAATATTAAAAATCCTGATAGGTACTTTCGTGTATCGCTTTATGGATATGGTGCAGAAATGTCATGGTGTCCTATAACAAAAAAGTGTCATGATTGGTGGAAAGCAAATGAGAATGAAAACGATATCTATGCCTCAGAATATATGAGTGGTGCTGAAGAATTTAGACAGCAACATGATATGCCTCAAGAAGCAGACTTTCTTTGGGATCAAGATAGTGAAGGGCATAGTGAATGGCATGAACCACCTAATGAACAAAGTCATTGGTATGGTGGTAGCATTGGTAATTGTAAATTAATGATTGAAGAAGTATCAGGCGAAGGTTATTCTGCACAAACTATAAAAGAACACTATGACGGAGAGTTTTACGATTTCTTTGAAAATGTAACTTGCGAACATGATATTGATGACAAAGGATATAGTATTCCTAAAGGACATTATGCACAAATGATTAGTCATGAGAAAGGTACGTTCTATGATGGTATGTTACATTTGAGAGGCGAAAAGTTTGATATTAATAAGTTTAAGTTTTATTCAAGCACAATGCCCAATGACGAAGAAATATTAGAACGTGTAACATATGGAGAACATGAACTTGATAACGGCGGTGGCGACACACGTGGCAAAGGTTATGATGTATTTTTTTATGAGGAAGAATAAATGAAAATAATGGATCCTGATTTAATGGTACAACAACAGGTTGCTAACTTATGGCAACACTTTGTAGGTGTTATTTGTTTGAATCAAACAGGTAGGGTACAGGTTAAAAGAGTATTACCAGAGTTCTTTGACAAATGGCCTACTCCACAAAAGTATTTAAAAAGCGATAGGAAAACTGTAATAGAAGTTATTAAGAGTTTAGGCTTTTATAATAGACGTGAAAACACAATTAGACAAATGTCAAAAGACTTTTTAAATTGGGACGGAGAAGATGCTACTAAACTATATGGCGTAGGCAAGTATGGTTCGGATAGTTATCAGATCTTTTATAAAAATAATATACCAAACGATGTACAAGACCATGAATTAAAAAGATACATCGAGGAGGAAATAACATAATGAGAATATTACTAACAGGTAGTGACGGAATGATAGGTTCAGTACTTAAGAAGTATTGGGCAGGTATGCATACCGTAATACCAATTGACATTAAGTCTGGCAATGACTTACTTGACTGTGAGTTAAATTATCAAGTAGATGCAGTAGTTCATTTAGCGGCAATGAGTGGTGTAAGAAAAAGCCTTGAAGTTCCGCAAGAATATTTTGATAATAATGTTGTTGCATCAAATAGATTGTTTAAAGCATTTCCAAATGCAAGGATCTTATATGCAAGTTCAAGCACTGCAAAAGAGCCACAAAGAAATCCATATGCAATGTCAAAATATGTTGTAGAACGTATTGCACCTGAAGATAGTTTAGGTATGAGATTTACAACTGTAATTGGTGGAGCAGGTAGAGACTATATGTTTGTACCAAAATTATTAAACAATGAAGTTACATTTATTAATGTAGATCATAAAAGAGATTTTATACATATATCTGATGTGTGTAGAGCAGTTACTCAATTGTTAGAAAGTGATTTAACAGGAGTAATTGATGTAGGAACGGGTACGTCAAGACCTTTATCGGATTACTGCAAAGCAGTAGGCTTAGAAAATTATGAAGAAAGAAACGGTGACGAGCATGAACGTAAAGACAATGTCGCAGACATTAGTCATTTATCATCAATTGGTTGGAAATCAAAAATTGATGCATTAGAATTCGTCAGCCAGGAAAAAGCACTTGACAAATCATAATTTTGTAAGTATAATAGTTAAAATAGGAGACTAAAAAACATGAAAGACATTTTACAAGATATCGTTGCTCATACACATTCGTTAGGATTTCTTAACATTGTAAAAGTAACGAGCGAAGCAGATACTACTATTGAATCGATGGCAGAAGATAGATCTGTAATTTTAAGTTCGCAGACTAAAAACCCAGTGGCAGAATTTGCTGGTACATTTGGTATGCCTAACTTAGACAAATTAGCATTACACCTTAAGTGTCCTGAGTATCAAACTAACGCAAAAGTTAGTGTTGAACAAGCAGAACGCAATGGTGAAACTGTTCCAACTCATATTCACTTTGAGAACGAAGCAGGTGACTTTGAAAATGATTATAGGTTTATGAATAAACAAATCATTGATGAGAAACTTAAAACTGTAAAGTTTAAAGGTGCATCGTGGGACGTTGTTGTAGAACCAAGCATGGCTTCAATTCAAAGAATGAAGTTTCAGAGCATGGCACACGCAGAAGAAACTGTATTTACAGTAAGAACAGAAGGTACTAACCTTGTGTTTAGTTTCGGTGATGCTTCACAACACGCAGGTTCGTTTGTATTCCAAACAGATGTAACAGGTAGTTTGAAACATGCATGGGCATGGCCTGTAGCACAAGTACAAGCAATCTTGAACTTGGACGGCAAAGTAACAATGAGTATTTCAGATCAAGGTGCAATGCAATTAACCGTTGATTCTGGATTAGCAGAATATAATTATATTCTTCCAGCTCAAACAAAATAAGGACTTTATGACAAGTGTTGATGAAAGAGATGACGATAGATCGTTTGAAAATGAAGGTAGCACAGTAACCATACCACTTAAGGAGTATGACAAGTTGAGAGAGAAACAAAAGTATATTACAGACAAAGATATGATATCTGTAGTAGACAAGATCGAAGAACTTGTTAGAGCCCTTAGAAAACATATTGTAAGGACGGACATTTAATTGAATACTAACTTAACAACTGCACAAAAAGATTACGCAACTTTCTTGCCAGCACTGAGTGGCTTCTTTGCAACCTTTGTAGGTAAGCAAAGACGTGAGGAGTACGTAGAATATAATCGTATACCTAAACACTTTACAAATGGTGTTGAGAGCATGAACTGGCTTAATCCGAGTAAGTCGTTGTTTGAGTATCAATGGAGTTTGTATTCCGCAGGTCACGCCGAACTTGATATTAACAAGGACGCACCCAAAGAAGATATGGTACGAGATAGAGATCGTAACACTTCTTGGTTGTTAGGTGACAGTGGTGGTTTCCAGATAGGTAAAGGTGTGTGGGAAGGCGATTGGAAGAATCCTAATTGTCCTAAAGCACAAAAGAAACGTGAACAAGTTCTTAGATGGATGGACGCATATATGGACTATGGAATGATACTTGATATTCCGGCTTGGGTAGCACGGTCTCCCGAAGGTGCTAAAGCAACTGGAATTGACAATTATCAAGATGCCGTTAATGCTACACGTATTAACAATGACTACTTTATGAAACATAGAAGTGGTGCTTGTAAATTCTTAAATGTATTACAAGGTGAAAATCATGCTGACGCAGAAGATTGGTATCAGCAAATGAAAGACTATTGTGATCCAGTTAAGTATCCTGGCACACACTTTAATGGTTGGAGTATGGGTGGACAGAATATGTGTGATATTCATCTTGTTCTTAAAAGACTTGTTGCACTTAGATTTGATGGACTACTTGAGAAAGGCGTACATGATGTAATGCACTTCTTAGGTACAAGTAAATTAGAGTGGGCAACACTACTTACAGATATACAAAGAGCAGTACGTAAGTATCATAATCCAAACTTTATGATTACGTTTGATTGTGCAAGTCCGTTCTTAGCAACTGCTAATGGACAAATTTATTGCGAACTTGAAACATTAGATCGTAAGAAATGGGTTTACAGAATGGTGCCAAGCATTGATGATAAAGGATTAGCAACTGATACAACGCCATTCAGTCAAGCATTTGTTAGAGAAGGTAAGCATACAAGTTTTAAAGATTCGCCTATTACAACAGGACTAACTGCACAAGACATTTGTAAGTATGCACAAGGTGACTTGAACAAAATAGGCAAAGAAGGAAAAACATCTTGGGATAGTTTTTCATATGCGATCCAGATGGGTCATAATGTATGGAGTCATATTAATGCAGTACAAGAAGCAAATAGACAATACGACAATGGAGTCATTCCGAACATGCTTGTGGAGGAACGGTTCGACAGGTTATTTTTTAGAGATGTTGTGGAGGCAATATTTGCAACAGACAGCAGAGATGAAGCGAACGCAGTAATTGAACATTATAGTAAGTTCTGGATGTCAATTATTGGAACACGTGGCGCAACAGGAAAGAAAACAGTAAACGCACAAACACAGTTTGGCAATTTATTTACAGAGGAATAATATGGAAAGACAATATGCAGATGGCGTAAAAGATGATGTAATCTACTTTACAGGTTATGAAGTTGAAAAAACTCCTGCTGAAGGTATGGACACATTGTTTGTTACAGGTTGTCA